TGGAACAAAAGTCGAGGTTAAAAAGGCCGGCGACTTGTTTGCTGTATGTATTAATGGGCTTGAAGTAGAATACTTCAAAACTAAACCAGCAGCCGATGAAGCTGCTAAAGATGCAGTTGAAGCAATGGAAGATAACGAATAATGAAGTTAATATTAGAACAACAAGATAGCGATATTCAAGTCATTACCGAATCTAAACAGAACGGTAAGAAAGACGTGTTTATCGAAGGTATCTTCATGATGGCCGATTCAAAGAATCGCAACGGTCGCATCTACGAATCAAAAATTCTTCAACCTGCTGTACAAAAGTATATTGAAGAACAAGTTAAAAGCGGAAGAGCTGTTGGTGAATTAAATCACCCAGAAGGTCCGACTATTAACTTAGACAAAGTTTCTCACCTAATTACGAAACTAGAGTGGAATGGCACTAACGTAATTGGTAAGGCAAAAATCCTAGACACTCCTATGGGACAGATTGTAAAAGGTCTTCTTGAAGGTGGTGTAAAACTGGGAGTATCATCTCGTGGTATGGGTAGTCTTGAGCAGCGTAATGGAGTCAACTATGTTAAGGATGACTTCCAATTAGCTACGATTGACATCGTCCAAGACCCTTCAGCCCCAAGTGCTTTCGTTAACGGAATCATGGAAGGCGTTGAGTGGATTTGGGAAAACGGTGTTTTGAAACCTCAAGAAATTGAAAAGATTGAGACTGAAATTAAGAGAACTCCAAAGGCTCAGCTTGCTGAAGCTCAAGTACGTGTTTTCCAACATTTCCTCTCTAAACTTTAACACTAAGGAGTGATTTGAATGTCACAAGAAAAAGACATCCAACAATCTGAACAGCTCCTTGATGATGTGAAACTCGATGACAAAGTTGAAGTTTCTGAGGACACACTAGACGAAGCACAAGCGCCAACCGTAAAAGGTGACGCGAAGTCTGCTAAGTTTGGTCAAGGCACTGACTTTGAAGATGACAAGGAAAAAAACCTTGCAACAACTTCACAAGCTCCAGTACCTAAGACAAAGTCTGGCATCATCAGCGCCGCTGTTGACAAATTGTCTGGAATGAAAAAGGAAGACCTTCAAGTTATTTACTCAAAACTCTTTAACGAAGAAGTTGCTGAAGAAGTAGCGGAAACAGAAGTAGAAACAGTTATTAGCGAAGAACAAGTTCAGGAAGACCTAAAAGCTCTTGTTGAATCTGAAGCTAATCTCTCTGAGGAATTCAAAGAGAAGACTGCAACACTTTTTAACGTAGCGGTATCAGCACGTCTTTCAGAAGAGAAAGTAAAGCTTGAAGAAAAGTACATCTCTGATTTAGCAGAGGAAGTCGAAGGCATCCGTTCAGAACTAGTTGAGAAAATCGATGGTTATCTTAACTACGTTGTAGAACAATGGATGGAGCAGAATGAGTTAGCAGTTGAGCAAGGTCTACGTACCGAGATCGCTGAGAGCTTCATGACTCAACTTCAACAAGTGTTCGTTGAGCACTACATCGAAGTTCCAGAAGGTAAAGAAGACTTAATCGATGATTTAGCATCTAAGGTTGACGAGCTTGAAGAGCAATTAACTTCAGCTACTGACAAGTCAGTTAAGTTAGCCGAAGAAGTGGAAACACTTCGCCGTGCAGAAATCATTCGTGAAGCATCTGAAGGTTTAGCTGCTACTGAAGCTGAAAGGCTAAAGTCATTAGTTGAATCTATCGACGCAGAAGACGCAGAAGACTTCTCAAAGAAAGTTGCTATCGTAAAAGAAGCACACTTTAAGAAAGAATCTACAGTAACTGAGTCACAAGATCAACACGAAGATACTTCTTTAACAGAAGAAACTACAACATCACCACGTATGGCGGCATACCTATCTGCCATCTCCCGTACAGTAAAATAAAAAGGAAACATAAAAATGTTTTTAGCAGAACAAGCACAAAAGAAGTGGGAAGAAGTTATTAACCACGCTGATCTTCCAGAGATCAAAGACCCATACAAGCGCGCTGTTACAGCAGTTATGCTTGAGAACCAAGAGAAGGCTCTTCAAGAAGAGCGTGCACAAGCTGGTTACCTAAGCGAAGCTGCTCCAGCTAACGCTACAGGCGCTGGTGTTGCAAACTGGGATCCAATCCTAATCTCTCTAGTTCGTCGTTCAATGCCTAACCTAATGGCTTACGATGTTGCATCAGTACAGCCTATGTCTGGTCCAACTGGCTTAATCTTCGCGATGAAGTCACGTTACACATCACAGTCAGGTACAGAAGCGTTATTCAACGAAGCTGATACAGACTTCTCTAGCTCATCATTCAACGGTAGCTCAGGCACACCTAAGAATGGTACACACGGTGGTACATCTGATTCTCTTCCAGGTACTGACGCAGCTATCAACGCTGGCGGTTCAGGTACAGCTGGTACAACTGGTGCAGACACAGTTGCTGACCCATTCGGCGTTGGTGCTGGTATGACAACAGCTGAAGGTGAAGCACTAGGTGATGCATCTTCAAACAGCTTCGGTCAAATGGCATTCTCAATCGAGAAAGCTACTGTAACTGCACGTACACGTGCGTTAAAGGCTGAGTACACAATGGAATTAGCACAAGACCTTAAAGCAGTTCATGGTCTTGACGCTGAAACAGAATTAGCTAACATTCTTTCAGCAGAAATTCTTGCTGAAATTAACCGTGAAGTAATTCGTACAATCAACGTTAAAGCTAAGTTAGGTGCTCAAACAGCTAACATCACTTCAGCTGGTACATTCAACCTAGTTACAGACGCTGATGGCCGTTGGTCAGTTGAGAAGTTCAAGGGTCTATTAGTTCAATTAGATCGTGAAGCTAACCAAATCGCTAAAGAAACACGTCGTGGTAAGGGTAACTTCATCATCTGTTCATCAGATGTTGCAACAGCTCTTGCAGCTGCAGGCGTATTAGACTACGCTCCAGCATTAGCAACAAGCCTACAAGTTGATGACACTGGCAACACATTTGCTGGTACATTACTTGGCCGTATCAAGGTTTATATCGACCCATACGCTTCTGTTGATTACATCAACGTTGGCTACCGTGGTACAAACCCATACGACGCTGGTATGTTCTACTGCCCATACGTTCCATTAACAATGGTTCGTGCAGTTGACCAAGGTACTTTCCAGCCTAAGATTGGTTTCAAGACACGTTACGGCATGGTTGCTAACCCATTCGTTGGTTCAGCTCCAGGCAACGACACAGGTCTAAACCGTTCTAACCAATACTTCCGTATCTTCAAGGTAACAGGTCTATTGGACAACGCTTAATATAGTTAAAACTATAATAAGTAGGTAAGTATTGAGAGGGACTTCGGTCCCTCTCTTTTTATCTGTAGAGGTATATAAATAGAATTATGTCAAATTATATTACATCTAATAAAAACCCATTAGCCGTCTCAGATGGCTTTAGAATGGTGTTTCAAAAAGCGCCGAATACTTCGTATTTCTGCCAAAACTTTGTGATGCCGAGTGTTACTGTTCAAGAAACGCTTGTAGCAAGACCACAGACTGATGCGTACTTTCCTGGCGATAAGATACAGTTTGAACCATTAACTGTTACTATGCTTGTAGCAGAGAACATGGAGAACTACGCTGAGATCTATGATTGGTTGAATCGCTCAGTTAAAACTTTAAACTCAGAAGATAAGTACGACGACATCACTGTGTATATCTTATCGAGTAAGAACAATCCAAACGCCATCATTCGATTCCGTAACGCGTTTCCAACAAACATTGGATCGATCAGCTTCAACGTTCAGGATGCAGACATCACTTACGCTCAAGTAGACGTTACCTTTAGATACGACTACTTTACATTTGAATCTTTAGCGGGATCTACTACACAACCATAGTGTACAACGACGTTATTATGTGTTATAATAGGTAATAAAGCCTATTAACTTTGCGAGATATATTATGCTTACATTAGAACAAATCCACGAGCAGTGGAAAAAAGATTGCGAGATTGATGATCTCGAATTAGACAAATCCTCTAGGGAAACACCAAAGCTTCATGCTAAATACGTGGAGCTTTTGTCGCTTGCAAAACTACAAAAACATCGTAAAGAAATGGAGTTTAAAAAACTTCTAAAAGATAAGTTTATGTGGTACAACGGTAAGATGGATAAAACAGCTATGGATGAAAAAGGCTGGGAGTACGATCCATTTGGTGGTTTAACTAAACCAATGAAAAGCGACATGGATTATTTTTACGAAAGTGATCCACACATTCAAACTGTACAATCTCAGATTGAATACTGGAAAGCAGTGATAGATACTTTATCTGAAATTGTTTCAAACATTACTTGGCGTCATCAGACAATCGCAAACATGATTAAGTGGCGCCAGTTTACATCTGGTGGTTAATGGACAAATTAATCGTACGTAAAATCAATGACGTACATATTAGAGTTGAGTGTGACGGTGGAGTACGACAGGAATTATCTGAGTACTTCACGTTCTACGTTCCTGGATACAAATTCATGCCTGCATTTAAGAATAAAATGTGGGATGGAAAGATACGTTTATTTGATCTAAGATCACACCTACTCTACGTTGGTTTATATACACACCTTCTAAGATTCGCTGAAGAGCGAGGTTATGAAGTAGAAGGTGATAACCTTGGTAAGCTACAAAAGATAACGTCTGCAGACATTAAAGAGTTCTGCGATAAAGAACTAGACTTACCATTCCCTCCTTATGATTACCAAATCACAGCGGTAACTACTGCGCTGCAAAACGAGCGTAAAGTTTTACTCTCTCCAACTGGTTCTGGTAAATCCCTCATCATCTATATTCTTACTCGCATGTATCTTGCAAAGAAACACAAGCGAGCACTAATTATTGTACCTACTACATCCTTAGTTGAGCAGATGACTTCTGACTTCATGAACTACGGCCAGAACGATGGAGCTTTCTCAGAGAAGTGGGTACATAAGATCTACTCTGGAAAAGAGAAGGATCCTATTTGTCCAATCGTCATTAGTACATGGCAGTCAATCTATAAGATGCCAAAGACTTGGTTTGATCAATTTGGTATGATTATTGGCGATGAGGCTCATACATTCCAAGCTAAATCATTGACTTCTATCATGGAGAAGTTAACTGATTGCCCATATAGGTTTGGTACTACCGGTACGTTAGACGGTACACTTACACATAGGTTAGTTTTAGAGGGATTGTTTGGTACAGTCTATCAAGTCACAACGACTAAAGCGCTGATGGACGACGATAAACTCGCTAAATTAAACATCAAAGCTTTAGTGTTAAAGTACAGCGACGATGAGTGTAAATCACTTAAGGATAAATCATACTCTGAGGAGATTGATTTTATAGTTGCACACCAAAAGCGAAATAACTTCATTAAGAATCTTGCATTAGATCAAACAGGTAACACTCTTGTATTGTTTAACCGTGTAGAGAAACATGGTAAACCATTGTTTAAACTAATCAGAGACGGTGCGCATGAAGATAGAAAAATATTCTACGTATCTGGCGAGACTGATGTTGCGGATCGTGAATCTATTCGTGCTATTACAGAGAAAGAAAAGAACGCAATCATTGTAGCTTCACTTGGTACGTTCTCAACGGGGATAAATATTAAAAACCTCCACAACATCGTGTTTGCTTCACCAAGTAAATCACAGATTAAAGTGCTGCAGTCTATTGGACGGGGTTTAAGAAAAGCTGATGATGGCAAGGATACTACGCTGTACGATCTTTGCGATGATCTTCACTGGAAAACTAGAAAGAACTTTACTTTAGTTCACGCTGGAATTAGAATCCAGTTATACACTAAGGAGAAGTTTGAATACAAGATACACGAGGTACAACTTACAAAATGATGAAATACGTACCACGAGATATTCGACAGATTAAATTAGTAACAGGCGATGAGCTACTCACTGAAGTAGTTGGCGAAGATCAGATCGAGTTTTTAATACGCAATCCACTGAGAGTACACAAGGAAAGAATGCTTATTAAAGGTGTGCCTCGTGAGGCTAACTACTTTAGTCGCTGGATGGGATTGGCTGATGACTGTGAGTTCATAATCAGCAAGACTCATATCGTAGCTGAAGCTATCGTAGACGATTCAGTTGCAGACTACTACAATAAGATGATGGCTAACGTTGAGCAAGATGATGAAGTAGCACTAGGTGGAGTAACGGAAGCTGAGCATCCTGACTTCCTTTCCACTGAAGAAGAAGATCTAGATAAACCTACATTCCACTAATATTATATACTACTATCCCCGGAGGGGTAGATATATTTTATATCAAGATTATGTAGTAGTACAGGGCTAGATCAAAAAATATTTTAAAAATAACCTGTACAAACACGCTATAATATGTTATAATATATCATGTACAATCATAATTGGAGTGAATAATCTAAATGGAACCCAAAGCTCGTCCACATTACGTGGAGAACAAGAAGTTCGGTGAAGCCATTGTTGAGTATGTGACGAAAGCCAACATCGCTAAAGAATCCGGACAAACAATCCCAGTAGTACCTAATTACATTGCCGAGTGCTTTCTTAAGATAGCTGAAGGTTTATCTCATAAAGTTAACTTCATTCGATACACATACCGAGAAGAGATGGTGATGGATGCAGTTGAGAATTGCTTAAGGGCAATCAACAACTACGATCCAGGTGTTGCAACAAGAACTGGTACACCAAACGCATTTGCCTACTTCACTCAAATTTGCTATTTTGCTTTTCTACGTAGGATTGAAAAAGAAAAGAAACAACAAGATATTAAATTTAAGTTCATTGAACAAAGTGGCATTGAAGAATTCATTGCACAAATGCAAGGTGATGATACTCATAACGAACAAGCATTCATCGACTCATTGAGAGAAAGAATCTCACGAGTAAAAGATAAAGATGAAAAGATCAAAGATTTTGCAAAGAAAGAAAAGAAGAATAAATCTTTGGAGTTGTTTATGACTGACACATTAGTTGAGGAATTCATTAGTGAAAATAGCTATTCTTAATGATACTCATTGTGGAGCTCGTAACTCATCAGACATCTTCATGCAGTATCAAGAAAAGTTTTACAAAGATGTTTTCTTTCCTTACTTAAAAGAACACAACATTAAAACTATTCTGCATCTAGGTGACTACTACGAACACCGTAAGTACGTTAACTTTAAAGCACTAGAGCACAACCGCAAGATCTTTCTTGATGAGCTTCGTACGAATAACATCGTCATGGATATTATTCCAGGCAACCACGACGTATTCTATAAGAACACAAATGAGTTGTGCTCATTGAAGGAACTAATGGGTCACTACACCGACTGTGTTAACATCCACATGGAACCATGCTTAATTGATTACGATGGTTTAAGCTTTGCATTGATCCCTTGGATTAACGTAGAGAACTACAGCGATACGATGTCATTCATCAACGAGTGTAAAGCATCCGTCGTTGCTGGTCACTTTGAGTTCTCAGGATTTGAGATGTACAAGGGTATTCCTAATCCTCACGGCATGGATACTAAAGACTTTACTCGCTTTGAGTACGTTCTTTCTGGTCACTTTCATACGCGTAGTTCACGGGATAACATTCACTACTTAGGATCTCAGATGGAGTTTACTTGGGGCGACTGCGATGACGCTAAGTACTTTCACATCTTTGATACAGAGACTAGGGAGTTAACTCCAGTACACAACCCGCATACTCTACACACCAAAGTAGTTTACAACGACGAAAAAATAGATTATAATAACTATGATGTCTCTAATCTAGATAATCAATTCGTTAAAGTG